GCTCTCGGCTTTGTTTTATTCCTGAATCGTGAAGCGAGCCAGGTTTAGACTGCAAAACTTAAATGATTAATAAACAAATAAATATAGGTTGGTTGCTGGTGGGTGTCCTTTTCAGCGGTAATACGAATAATGGCGATCATGCAGGCTTCGGTTATGCGAATACGAATAACACCCCCTCGAATACGAATGCGAATGTCAGCTCTCAGCTATGATTTTTCAAAATTAACTCAACATACGAAGCAACGACCTTACCTATTGGTAGAAGATAACATAACTCATAAAGGTGCTGGTAGGGAAACCGAAGGCTCTGAGTACGAAAAACAAAGAATATGAAGAGATTAAGTAATTTATACGAGCAAATTATTTCACTTGACAACTTGCGCCTGGCTGATGAAAAAGCCAGAAAAGGCAAGTTGCGTTCTTATGGTGTCAAACGACACGATAGGAATAGGGAAGCAAACATACTGGCTCTTCACGAATCTTTGAAAAACAAGACTTTTGTAAATTCTAAATATGAGGTATTTATAATCAGAGATCCCAAAGAACGGCTTATTTACCGTTTGCCTTATTATCCTGATAGAATCTTGCACCATGCCATTATGAATATTCTGGAGCCTATATGGGTGTCCTTATTTACAGAAGATACCTATTCTTGCATTAAGGATCGTGGTATTCATAAAGCAGCAGATAAAGTAAAGAAGGCTTTGAAAGAAGATCCAGAACACACTACTTACTGCTTGAAAATGGATATAGTGAAGTTCTATCCAAGTATAGACCATGATATTTTGAAAACAATATTACGGAAGAAAATCAAAGATAAAGATCTGCTTTGGTTGCTTGACGTGATTATAGACAGTGCCGATGGCGTACCCATAGGGAACTATCTAAGTCAGTATTTTGCTAATATTTATCTGGCTTACTTCGATCACTGGATAAAGGAGGTTAAGAAGGTAAGATATTACTTTAGGTATGCAGATGATATTGTGATTTTAGGCGATGATCCTAAACAGCTTCACAAACTCCGTATAGAGATTGAAGAATATCTGCATGACAATTTAAAGCTATCACTTCGTAAAGTGGATCCTAAAACTGGAAAAAAGAAATGGAAGTTTCAAGTATTCAAAATTGATAGCCATAGAGGTATTGATTTTGTCGGGTATGTCTTTTACCATACCCATACCCTTATTCGGAAGGGAATCAAAAAGAACCTATGTAGGAAGGCAGCCAAGCTGAATAAGAAAAAGCACATTTCCGATATGGAATACAAGCAAGTTATTTGCAGTTGGTTTGGCTGGGCTAAATACAGTAATTCTAAGCATCTATTAAAAACAATAATTAAAAAGCAAGTATATGATACACTACGATTTTAAGCCTTCTAAGTTAGAGGCTAACGGGAATGGTTCTTACACATACCGTTGGGATATTCAGGAAGTTCAAGTAGAAAACCATTTTGGAGAAGCTGGAGATAATGGGCAAACTACAAAATGGACTTGTAACGAAGTTGTTGTTTGGGGAATGGTTACAAATGATAAGCTGAAAAAGGCAGTTATTACCCATTTGTGGGATTCGGATAAAGAAGCCAAGATTATCAATGATTATAATGCTGCCCAGCTCGGTATTCTTACTGAAAAATCAGCTACCGATGATTACAAGGAATATTTGCAAAAGAGAAAAGCTATCAAAGAAATGATAGATAGCGATTGTAAGGAACTTAATATTATATTATGATGAAAAAGTTTAGTGAGTTAGGTGTAACCGTACAAGATGAACGTAAAATGTTCAACTGTAGCCAGGTTTCTATTTCGGATGTGCTGAACTGTGAGATCATTGTAGAAGATTTCATTCCAGATGTAAAGACTTCGCACGGTGAAGGAAGATACCTTGTGAAATTTAAACATAGCAATGGTGCGGATGGTAAGTTTTTCACAAACGCAGCTTCTTTAAAGAAAACTTTGGATCAGATCCCCAAAGACGCTTTCCCTTTCAGCACTACGATTAAAGGGATGAAATGCGGAAATGGTAAGATCTATCAATTCACTTAGTAAACATGAAAATACATTTCAACAACAAGGAGATTGATATTCTGGTAGATACAAGCAGCTACCGATATACGGCTTTACAGAATGTAGGCACTCTTTATCTGTACTTTGCCAGTGAAGAGTTCATAAACATTCCCGTAGGAGCTTATTGTATCTACAAGAATATCACTTACTACCTTATGGATCCTGACGACTTCAAGAAGAAAAGCAGTCGGAATTTTGAATACACTCTTGTAATGTATGACATAGGCGCAATATTGGGTAAATACAAATGCCGGGATATTGTTTCTAAGCGTTTAAAGTTCGATTACACTGCAAAACCTCACGAGCATCTACAGTTAATTGTAGATAATCTCAACATGAGAGATAGCGGTTGGAAGGTTGGCGAATGTATCGAAGCAGAAGAAAAGACTATTAACTACAACCATATCTTTTGTAGTGAGGCTTTGCCTACTATTGCCGATACGTTTAAGACGGAGTATGAAATAGATCCGGCTATCAAAACGATACACTTGCGTAAAGTTGAATATAACAAGGGTGAGCCTTTGCCTCTTGAATATGGGAAAGATAAAGGTTTTGTACCAGGTTTAGGACGCTCCAACCAGGACGGAAATAGACCTGTTGCCATATTGTACGTTCAAGGTGGGGAGCAGAATATAGATTTTAGCAAATATGGTTCAAAGGAATTGCTTTTGCCCAAAAATCAAAGATTGGAGTATGAAGGACGCACTTACGTTTCGGATGCGGAAGGCTTGTATATAAAACGGGCTGATACAACCCTTACGGATGTTCAAGAGGATAGTTTGGATTGTTCTCATATTTCACCTAAAAGAGTAGGCAGTGTTTCTAATGTTGTTGTTTCTGATAAAGAAAAGAATTTCTATGATTTTATAGATAGTTCTATTCCTGATGATCTGAATTTTGAGGATTACGTGATAGAAGGCAATAACATGACTGTTATATTTCAGTCTGGTATGCTTGCTGGCAGTAATAAAGAGTTTGAAGTTAAATATGTTCATAAAGAACGTAAATTCTTGATAACGCCACAAGAAATAGACGGTCAGATTATGCCCAATGAGATATATAAGCCTAACCTGGGGGATAAATACGCAGTATTCGGAATACAGTTGCCGGATGCCTACATTTGCAATAATTCAACGAAAGAAGGCGCAAGCTGGGATATGTTCAGGGAAGCAGCCAAATATCTTTATGAGAATGAAGATCCAAAATTCACATTCAAAGGAGAATTGGATAGCATTTATTCCAAAAAGCGTTGGCTCTCTATTGGTGGTAAAATAAAATTGGGCGGTTATATACTCTTTAAAGATCCGCAATTCATACCAGAAGGTATAAAGATAAGGATTACCAGTATTAAGGAGTATATACACAGACCTTACAGCCCGATTATTGAATTATCCAATACTACTACTGGCGTAACGGTTTCAAGCGAATTAAACAAGATAGAGAGTAACGAGGTTAAAACCGATAACCAATATAAAAACTCTATCCAGTTTACAAAAAGACGTTTCAGGGATGCAAAAGAAACTATTTCAATGTTGAATGACGCTCTTTTGCATTTCTCAGGCTCTATCAGTCCGATTTCGGTACAAACAATGAGTTTGCTTGTTGGCGATGAAAGTTTGCAGTTTCGTTTCGTGAACAACAAAACCAATCCGACACAAGTAGAATATTTCGTTACCTATGACAGCAAAAAGAAAGTGCTTTCAGCTCCAGGTGGAATATTACAACACATGACTATCGGGATTGATACACTTTCTTCTGGGCATAAAGCCAGTGAGTATAAGTTTTGGGATATTGAAAAATACACTTCTCCAACTTTGACGGAAACCGTAGGGTATTATCTCTATGTGAAGGCTAATAAAAATGGCACTACTGGATCATACGTTTTAAGTAAAAACGCTATCAAGCTGGAAGGTGTAGAGGGGTATTATCATTTCCTTGTAGGTATTCTAAACAGTGAATTTGAAGGAGAACGTTCATTTATTGAACTATTCGGCTTTACTGAAATAGTTCCTGGAAGAATAACAACTGATAAAATTGTTTCGACTGATGGAAAAACTTATTTTGATCTATTGAATAGTATTATATCAGGAAAGATAAGATTCCAGTCGGGTTCATCGGGATTATACAAACTTAGCGAATGGGAAGATGTGAGCAATCTAATAACCCAAGCACAGAACACCGCCAACACCGCTGTTGAGAGCGCAAAAAACGCTAATACTGCCATTGGAAATCTGAATAACTATGTGAACGGTGCGTTTGCTGACGGCATAATTACGGAAGCGGAAGCGAAAGCAATTGAAAAGTACATCAACACAGTGAACAACACGAAAGCTGCCGTGGAAGCTGCGTATAACAAACTGTACACAAACGCCTATCTTACGGGAACGGCAAAAACCGGGCTTCTGAATGCCAAGGTTACGCTTATGGGCAGTATTGAAAACCTTATCAGCGCAATCAATTCCGCTATCGCCGATGGTAGAACCACCGTAACTGAAAAAAACAATGTTGATAACAAATATGCCACTTTCAACAGTGCGTATGCCGACTTTAACACTGCTGTAGAAGTTGCAAACAAGGCTATTCAAGACAAACTGAAAGGGTATTCGGATGAATATTCACAAAAGTTTGATGAGTTTATTGGTGGCAGTTTTAAGGACTTAAAGGACAATGCTGTACTAAAACAGACAATTATTGAAGGAGGTTATCTGAAAAATGACCTTATTGACACAAACAATTTAATTGTAAAGAAAGTTTTTTCAAAGGATGGAAAGTTTAAGATATTGGATGATGGCTCAATGGAAGGAACTTCGGGAACATTTTCTGGGTATTTGAAAACGAATTTCCATTTAGTAGAGGAAAGTGACGCTATATATACAAAAGACAGCAGTCAAGGACAATACGGCTATAAAATCAATAAAGAATTAAATCTAAAGGTCGATATGGAGGGAAAAAGTAACGGGGCTACTATAATATTGCCAAATGAAATCCAATACATAGGTTCAAGGGTAATATTACATAATGGCTGTTATCCACCATATACCCGAACAGTAGGAAGTATTAGGTACAGTTCAGTTTGTATTGATGATGGGGGGCAATTAAGGGGAACATCCTCAAATTCTTCTGAATCAAACTTATTGTCATGGACAGACCCTAATAAGATAACATGGATAAATGGTGTCATTGAACTAATAGGTATTATTGAAAAAGGGGCATACAGCCCGTCACTTTTAAGTTGGAAAGGTCAGTCAAATAAGGTTATCCCAAACCCATCAAATGGTTATATGTATTATAATACTGAAAAAAACAGAAATTATGTCTATTGGTTCGGTCAATGGAATGAAATCCCAACATACGAAAACAACCCGATAATATGGAAAGGGAAACTGGATCAAGCTCCAGAAAATCCTGAAAAAAATTGGGTGTACATTTCAAGGTATGATTCTGTTTTCATTTATAATGGAATAAGATGGGAAGATATAAGTTACTATGTTATAACGGCTGAGAAATGCGGATGGAGTGCTCTAAGCATGAGTGGGGTTTCAATAGAGTATATCCATTATTAATAATGAAGCATTTATTTTTTACTTTTGGTGTATATATACGCCATAATGATTATATTTGCAGTTATTAATCAATAACTTAATAAAATATGGATTGGGCAGCATTATTTGCGTGTATAACAGCTTTGGGTACGGGCTGGTTTGCGTATAATCAGTTAAAGCATAATCGGCTTGCTGATATTAAGGCTAAAGAACTTGAAAGACAATTAGAAAGAAAAAGCACTCGCAGAAGTGAAAACTCTGCTCGTGTGTATGGTGAAATTCATAAAGTGTTGAATGATCTTTCATGTGATCGTGTGTATATTATACAACCATATCCTTTAGGAGATAATCATTATCTCACAATCTTGTATGAAGTTACCGCTAAAGGGGTTGCCCGTATTAGTGACTTTTGGCAAGATATTAAGATGTCTGAACTTCCAAAGTTTACGGCTTCAATGGCTCGAAATGAACTTATGCTGATACGTGATATTGATAGTTTGGATGGAACACGTGCAAAGGCTATGTTTAGCTCCAATGGAACACAGTCTTTAATCGTTCAAAAATTACATGATACTACCCATGATTGGGTTGGTTCTTTGGTCTGTGATTTTACAGAATCCATCCCTGATGATTTTGATGAGGAAGCAATCAGGAAAAAACTTCATTTTGCAGCCATGCACATTCAGTATATCCTTCCAGAAGTAAAAGAGCGCAAGTTATGAGAGTAACAGAATATCTGAAAGAACTTATCAAAAATGGATCAGGGCACAGTAGCAAGAGTTTTTTTCTTGTTGCCGTTACCTTAATGGGGTGCTTCCTTCTGCTTATTGTCGGTTTTATTTTGGTTTATGAAGTAATCGTAAACAAGTCTATCAAAACCGATCTTATGGGATTATCGGCTTTTGTCGGTGCTATCACTGCTTTGTTTGCTTCGGCTGGAGTAACTAAATGTTTAAGCGAAAAAAATGAAAATAAAAACGTATGAAAGTATTATTAGACAACGGACACGGAGAAAATACACCAGGTAAAAGATCTCCGAAGTGGTCGGACGGATCACAGTTATTTGAGTGGGAATATGCCAGAGAAATTGCCAAAGGCGTATATAACCAATTACGAGCAAAAGGTATAGATGCTGAATTGTTGGTAAAGGAAAATATAGACGTACCTTTAGCAGAAAGAGCCAGAAGAGCAAACGAGATAGCAGCCCGATACGGTAAGACAAAAACGCTTCTTGTTTCTATTCATTGTAACGCTTCTGGAACTGGCAAGGGTACAGGATGGGAAATACATACCAGTCCTGGAAAAACAAAAGCTGATGATTTGGCGCAAGTTTTCTGGGATATGGCTAATAGAATGTTTGGAGGAACTTGGAAAATTAGAGGTGATTGGTCGGATGGGGATGGAGATTGGGAAAATAATTTCTACATTCTCAAAAAGACTTCATGCCCGGCTGTTTTAACGGAAAACTTCTTTATGGATAATGAAACAGATTGCAAGTTTCTACTATCTCCTGAAGGAAAGGCTCAAATTATCCAGTTGCACGTTGATTCAATCCTTAAATATATAGAAGAGTATGCGTAAATTTTTATTTATTGCGCTTGTTTTACTCGTAGGAACAAATATCTTTCTGTTTAAACGATTGGATAGCGTAAGGAAAGAACGTGATCGCTTGGATAGTAATCAAGCAGCATTACTTTCAGATGTGGAACACTACAAAACGGAAGCAGGGAAAAACGCTACTTCTGTTTTAAGGCTGGAATTGACGAAAAATGAGTTGGAAAAGAAAAACAAGGATCTTGCCAAAACAGCAGATGATTTGAATATAAAGCTCAAACGCATTCAGGCAGCTACAACAACAGTCACTAAAACGGAAATAGAAATAAAAACAAAAGTACGTGATAGCATAGTGTATCGCAACCAGTTTGATACTCTTTCAAATTTTCGATGGCGTGATTCTTGGATAGATTTAAGGGGAACTATTGATAAAGGGATATTATCCGCTAAGATAGAAAGTGCCGATACATTACACCATATCATACACAAGATACCGAAAAAGTTTCTTTTCTTCCGATTTGGGGTGAAGGCTATAAAGATGGATGTTGTAAATTCAAATCCACACAACAAAATTACATATACTGAATATATAGAGCTAAAAAAATAGCTTTTGTAGAATACTTTTTTCATTTCAGAACGTGCATACTGAGAAGTACGCACGTTTTTTGTATCTTTGCAGTGCCGAATTTATATCGGTGTTGCATTAGTGAAAACCTCGCTTCTTTTTGTAGAAGTGGGGTTTTCCATTTTCTTTGTAGAAAGCCTAATTATCATACTATTTCTACAAATATTCTACAAAAATCACAATATCCGTTGTAATCCACTGATTATTAGAGTTAGAACAAGACTTTC